TCGATACGTGCGCTTCTTTTTTGTTCTAATGCAGTCATTGTGGAAGATACGGACGCGTCAGCGCCGACCCCACTAACCGTTACTGTTTCAGTCATCTTCGTCATCCATATAGTTACGCGAAAGGTCGCCTACTTCTCTTAATGCAGCGTTTAGACCTCGAATCACACCGCACACCTCCTTATATTCGGCAAAGTCTTTAGGACCCCCCGAGGTTAAGAATTCTTCGCTAGAGCCTTTAAGCTCTGTTAATTTTTCGTTCAGCACGTCAAAGACGGTTGTAGCCACTATCTACCCTCCACCTGCGCATCTAAATAATTTACACGCTCAATTAACTCCATTATCACTTTTTCATCTACCTTAGATTCTTCGCGGCGACGCGTTTCGATATTTTCTATCCTTGTCTCTAACTCGCTAATTTTGCACCACGCATCATCTTGCCGTTCTTGTTCTTCGGAATCATGCTCCAGCCAGTAGCCGTTCGGGTAGTTGCCCGGGCAATGCGAAAGTCTGTGCCCATCACCAACGGAATACCAAGACCGCCACGAACCATAGATGTGGATTCAAGTCCCAATTGCTTGCGGAGTTCAATTGCTCGTTTTTCACACTGGGACTTAAATCCGCGTTTCACTACTAACGGTGTCCTTCTGGTTCAATGTTACTAAATTGATCTCGCGCCAGCTCTATAAGATTCGCTAGCGACTGAGACGTTTGCGGAGAGATTGCTGTTTTCGCTTTAAAGGCGATTTGCAACTCGCCTATACCCGTGAATTTTGCCGGCTTTTCTCCAAGCCATTCACATATGGTGTCCAGAGTCTTCCTGTCTGGGATATGTCCGCGCTCAATTCTAGAAAGCGTTGTAGGGCTAATTCCGATTTCATTTGCTGCTGCCCTGATGCCCATGCTGCCTCGTCTTCTGAGTACGAGTTTCGCTAGATCATCATATTGCATAGAGTCTCCTGCTTATGATTTAAAAAAATTAATTTATTTCTTCTATTATTCGTACTTCACAGTATTCTTCTTCTTCTTAGCCTTAGCCATTGCGATAGCGATAGCCTGATTCTGCGGCTTGCCTGCCGCCATCTCTGTCTTGATGTTCTTGGAGATGGTCTTTTTGCTCTTACCGCTCTTCAGTGGCATCGTTCATCACCTCTATCGTCCAGTGTGTGTCCATGTCCATCATAATAGGCTTGCCGTCTGCACCTGTATGCTCTGTGCGGCTCTTCTCTGTCCATCCCATCCGCTGAGACAGCCATAGCTTCATGCTTGGATGATCGCCTTCCATCGCCTTGTCATAGAGCTTCTCGACCATCATTATGCCAGCTCTGGTCAGACCTCGGCTGTAGCTGTCAGAAACTCGTGAGTCACGCTGCATAATTTCTTTTAAGGTGTTGATAGATATGCAGAAATAATCAGCAAGTTGTTGCTGGGTTAGTGACGGTGCTAGTTTCTCAACCAGCTCTACCTCATCATCTGTAAACACTCGCGCAGGTCTTGCCATTAGAAGAACTCTTCCTTCTCAACTTCAATAATAGTTTGAGGAATACCTGCCGCAGTCCTTAGCTCTCTGCGAGCCATTGCTGCCACGTATTCCTTGTGATCTTTATAGCGAATCTTCTTGCCTTTAGACTTATCTGTCTCATATATCAAAATATAGAAATCATCATTCTCTACAGTTTTTCTAAGTAGATAGTGATGATCTGGCTCAAAGTCTTTATCACGCTCAAACAGGTCTCCTATTTTGAGTCCTACCGATTCTACCACATTATCACCTTTTGCACCGCAAGAAAAACAATACATACCGAGCTTTTGACCTTCTGGCGTGTCATGCAAATTGACACTCATGCTTGGATTGCTGTCATCATGTACAGGACAGCAGGCAGTCCACTTGTTAGTGCCTAGCTGTCTTACCTTGTCGAGCCTATCTAATACTGGCTGATACCATTCGTTTACCATGTCCGCTTACTCCACGCTATTTGTCGGCTCTTAATCCAGCTCAGTGCCTCTGGGATAGGCTCTCGGACTACTTGCTTCAGGCCATTCGGAGCGCAGGAGAAAGCATCTATGTACTTATGGTAAGCCCAGCCTTTCTTGTAGTTGTGCTGATACCCGTAATGTAGAAGAGATGAATACCACTCTTGCTTCTGCTCCTTTGTAAGCGTCTTGCGCCTTGCCTCAGCAGGTGACAAGTTCTCAGCCTTGACGAGCTGTGTGCCGTCATCCTTGAGTGTCGGCGTACCTATAGGTAACTCCCATCCGCATTTACAACGCAATCCTGTAAAGGCTCCTGAACACTGCTTGCAGTTGTGAACCACTGGCTCTTTCTCCTCCTTCTTGACCTGCTTGCGCTCATCAAAGTTTCTTTCGCCTGAATGCAACTCAGAAGGCACAAAAGACTCAGGATAAGCGCCAAAGTGAGACAGATTGCCTGCATGGTCAAGCACAATACCTCGCTCCTTATCAGGATGAATGCGCCATATGCGGCCTATGCGCTGAATCCAAGTCGTAAGGCTGCGAGTCTTGTAGCAGTCAATGCAAATTTCAACACCGCTGTCATCCCAACCAGTATTCAAGAGTCGGCTGTTAATCATCACCTTGTACACGCCATCTTCAAAATCTTGGTACTTGAGCTGTCTGGTTGCCTCATCATCGTATCCGTCTATGTGTACAGCTATCTCTTGGCCCAGCTCTGCGTTAAACCGTTCAACGAGACTCTTGCTGTAAGCTATCGAAGGCGCAAAGCACACAGCTCGCTTGGTGAGGTTCTCAGAGTGCTTGACGTAGTTAGCCACTATGTCACCTGCCAGCGTGTCATCCTCTGCCATGCGGTCTCCTAGAGCCTCAGCGTCATAGTCTGAGTTTCCTGTATGAGACTTCTTAAGCTTGAGGTCAGAGGTCTCTGCCGTCCTGCCGTGGTAGTAATCTGTAGGACAGAGCCAGCCTTCATCTATCAGGTCTTGCGGAGTGGTAGTCACTATGAGGTCTTCCCATAAGCCTTCTGCTGCCATGCCTCGGCTGTAAGGTGTCGCTGTTAATCCTATGTACACAAGGTTGTTTAGTCTTCTCATTTGATCTAACAGACCTTTGTACATCTGGTGAGCTTCGTCAATTATAGCAATGTCATAGACGAAGTGGTTGCGCCTGATAGCCGTGGCTGTACTGACTATCTGTATGTTCTCGTCTGGGTTGTAACGTGGATCGCCAGCTTGCAGGACAGAGTAGCTTGCTCCAAGAGAATCGAACGTGGCTGTAGTTTGGCTCAACAACTTCAATCTATCGCAGAAGAAGGCTACCTTCTTGCCTTTAGCTGCCGCATTTACAGCTATGTAAGCAGCTATATGCGTCTTTCCCATGCTACAAGGCGCACTAAGAATAACGCGCTTGTTGCCAGCTCTGAGGCTGTCTCTAAGCGCGTCAACTGCGATTACCTGATGAGGTCTAAGGCTGATCATGTGGCTCTAGCTCCTTACAGACATCATCGTAGATGCCTTTGTAGTCGGGATGACCGTAGTCGCTTGATCCGTCCGTCATCTGGTGAGTGTTCCAGATCACAACGTCTGAGCAGTAGCGGAACTCCGCAGCAACTAGATCCTGCTTGTCAGCTTTGCTCACAATAAGAAACGCCCCAAAAATCAAAAACATTAGAAATCCAGCTTTTCGATTTGTCATTAGAAAGAACTCCTTGAAAGGCCATATTCTTCGTAGTAGTCAAGCGCAGGCGGGTTAAAGATGTCGCAATAGCGATTCCAGATTCTTTCCTCAATGCCGTCTAGGATAAGATCTTTTGCTTTTTGATAAGCATTATCGTACTTCAGGAAGAAGCTGTCGTGTCCCATCAGGCCAGCAAAGGCTTTTGCCATATCTGCCTGAAACTGCTCATATTCAGCGCAGGTCATATCTTCTGCTATCAGCTCATCGAGCGAGCCATTGTCTTCTATGTAAGCTACCGTTAAGAGATCCTTGTGAGCAGATGTAAGCTCAACGCAACGATCCTCTGCATTTACCATCTCTTCCAGATTTTCATTAATTACTGTACTTAAACATTCCATAATTTTTCTCCGTCAAGAGTGATGCGCCTCCGAAGAGGCGCGGTTGGTTTAGTCGATTGCTTTGATTACTTCGGCTTTGGTTTTAAATTCGTTATCTCTGTTGGTTAATCATATCTACAATTCTGTACCCGCCTAAAGCCTTCACCATTTTCAGGTTTGCTCTCTTTGCTTTCTTTTCAAGCCTTAGAAATTTTCGCTCGTTATAGCGACGTTGAATTTTTGCTTCCCATGTTGCTCGTACTGTTATCATGGTCTTCTCCTATTGATGAGCAGCGTTGTGCCACTTCATGTAAAGCATTGTACACTAATAACACCTTGTGTCCACTTATTTCACACTTATTTGAAGAAAAAATCATTTTAGATGGTTTGGGACACCTAGTCCTAGATTTCAGCATGATCCGCAGTGTATCTATTGCCAGAACGCTTCATCAATCCTTGATGGCTGCGTCAAGCCTCCTCTGTGTCCGCTAACTGGTTTGCCGCCCGTCCTCTGCTGGTTGGGCGCGATCCCATCACTCTCGGAACACTGCGCTATCTGGGCGTTTAAAGGCTACCCATAGGCCATATCGCTGAGTTTTTTCGGTCAGGATTTATCACACCGGATTGCCAATATACTACTAAACAATAGTAATGTACAATACACAACATATGCCGGTGTAATGTAGTTTCCCTACTACATCTTGTACCTCCCATCACAAGCCGACTCGGCGGTGCGCTGGCATTCTTACTTTTCAAACTTTTTTAAAACCAGCTTGCACATGATTTCAACATAGTGTAAGGTAGCATCTCCTTTAACGAGAAGATGGGAGTCTACTCATGTCACAAGCACACTTCTGGGCAGCGTTTTCAGCGGCCCAATCTAATTTCACCTCACCAAAGAAGTCAGGAGTCAACAGCTTTGCTAATGGTCATAAGTACCACAAGCTAGAAGACTTGTTGCCTGCTGTACATAGAGTTTTATCAGGGCAAGGCATCTTTTTTTACTTTGAAGACCTTAATCAAGAGCATCAAGCAGGAGTTCGCATCTGGCTGAAGCACGAGAATAGCGGTCAGCATTACTGCCAAGAATGCTTTGTTGACAAGAAAGAACGCAGCGCCCAAGCAACTGGCGGCTGCTACACTTACGCAAAGCGCTATCTTCTCGCAAGCCTTTTTCTAATTTCAGATCCGAAATTGGATGATGGCGGTGACTTCGCTACTCATGGCAACCGAAAAAAGCCTGCTGCAAAGCCAAAGTTAGCTACTGATGAGACGGTTGCTAAGATACGCGCAAAGCTCTCTGATCTTAATGTTCCAGAGGAGGCTGCTTTATCTAAGGCTGGAGCTAAGACTTGGGTTATAACAAATGATCAAGCTAATATCATTCAAGGCCGCATTGATCAGTTGGAGGCAGCATTATGAGAGTTCACTACGTTGAGCAAGGTACTGACGAATGGTTGGCACTGAGAGCTGGTTGCATAACTGCATCTAGCTTTAAGTCACTGGTAACTAGCCGTGGTGAAAAGACTGCATCTTCTACTCGTGATACTTACCTTAACCAAGTCATTGCTGAGAGGCTCACAGGAGAGCCTGTGGATACTTTTAAGAATGCCGACATGGAGCGCGGTAACGAGCGTGAAGGCGCAGCACGAGACCTATTTGCCGCCATTATGGAGGTAGATGTCAAAGAGGTAGGCTTCCACCTTCATGACGATTATGACATAGGATGCTCGCCAGATGGCCTGTTTACGCTTGAGTCTGACACTGGCGTAGAGATTAAGTCACCACGAGCCTCTACTCATGTTCGTTATATGCGTAATAAGAAGCTGCCTGTGGAGTATGTTCAACAAGTTCAACTGAGTATGTGGCTGCTTGAAGTAGATCGCTACTTCTTCTTCAGCTACCACCCAGACCTTAAACCGCTGATTGTTGAGGTAAAACGCGATGATGAGTTTATTGATAAGGCTGTGCCGATTCTAATTGACGCAGCCAAATATGTTAAAACCGAAACGGAGAATTTAAATGAGCAATCAATTTACCACGCTTACAAGCGTTAATAAGTCACAGTACGATGACAGCTATTATGCTTCTATTGATCCTGAGTCGCTGAAGGCTCTACTCGCTGCTTACGAGCAAGGCGCTGTTAATCTTAATAAGAATGGCAAGATCAGTCTTAAAGGCTGGAGGAACGAGTCTAAGGACGGAGGCCAGCCATACATATCGCTGAAATGGGCAGCTCCGCTTGAAAGCTCACCAGCGGCTCCAGCAGAATCAGCTACCTTTGAGGACATACCGTTCTGATGAAAGTTATAGATTTGAAAGAAGCAGGTATCAAAAAGACACCATCGCGCAGCAAATTCGTTGCGCGTTGGCTTGAAATTTCTGAGACAGAAGCCCTGTCTTTTGATGATTATGACGATATGCGTACTGCGTATTATTCGATAAACAGTTATTGCCGCAATAACAAAACTAAATACAAGGCTAAGCAGTTTTCAGATTCAGCTGCTGAGCGTTATCTGGTTTTAAAAGTCCGTGGCTAAAGAAACTCCAAGAGCTAAAGCATTAAGACTGCTTCAGCAGCTTGTCAGGATGAAAGCTGCTGATGACAGCGGGATGGCTAACTGTGCAACTTGCGGAAAATCTGTGCATTACAAAGACGCTGATGGCGGTCACTTCATACCGAAAGGATCTAGCACTCGCTGGGCGCTAGAGGAATGCAATGTGCATTTGCAATGCAAAGGCTGTAATGGCTTTGGCATGAAACACGGAGCTGCCGCTCAAAACTATACTATCTACATGATAGATCTTTACGGCAAGGATTGGGTAGAGCATATGCTTGCTACTAAAAATGCTGTTCACAAACTTTATAAAGCCGATTATGACGATATGATTTCTGAGTATAAGGCTCAAATAAAAATTCATGAGGAGCGATTAAAATGACAGGCGAGCATTGGATAGTTAATTCAGACCACGCAATGAAAATGTTCAAAGAGCACATAGACGAGCTGTATGCCAAGGAAAAGTACCTCGTAATCAAATGGGCCACTGGCAAACAACGCAGCTTAAAACAGAACTCAGCTTTACACGTTTGGTGTCAGCTCATGGCTGATGAACTCAATGCCGCAGGATTGGGAATGGAAAAGGTTTTAGAGCATAAAGCATCTATTGATTGGACTATGGGAGGCGTTAAAGAACATCTTTGGAAACCTGTGCAGGAAGCTATGACAGGCAAAGACTCTACCGCTAGTGCCGAGAAACTAGACTACGTTAAAGTGTACGAGACATTAAACCGTCACTTTGGTGACAAGATGGGAATTCATGTGCCGTGGCCTACCTTTGAAACAAGTAATTCTTGAGATAGATCCGCTGTGGCGTGAGATTGCTGAAGATAGTCCTAATACCTTGAATTCTAGGTCAGTTAATAATAACTCATCTGTAACTGGGATTATCGGAGAACTGGCTGTTTCTCAGGCGCTTGCAAGTCTTGGTATTGAACACAGCGTAGACAATACTTATGAGTATGATTTCTTAGTTGAAGGCATTAAAGTAGATGTTAAAACGACTAATTTTATTTTTGGTAAGATAAAACAAGACCATCATGTAATGCTGACCGACTATCTGCGAAATCAGCAATGCGAGGTTTATATTTTTGCCGCTATAAATTATCCTGAAAATGCCGTATATATTATGGGATGCTGTGCTAAATTTTGGTTTTGGAAAACAGAGGTTGCAAAAGACTACAAAAAAGGTGAGGCTGTTTTTAGGCAAGGAATTAAAGAAGATGCTAGAGTCATGAAATTTAAACATCTAACCAGCTTCTATAAATTGCCATTACTTCTGGAGGCGCTGAAATGAAGCGATTAGACTTTGAAATTAAAAGCAACGAAGATTTAGAAGATTGGCTAGAGCTAGTGGAAGAACGAATGTCCGAAGATGACTTTAACTATATTGCTACTATGGCCTTCAATTTGGCAAATATGGATGAGTTTATTTTTGGAAATGATGAGCTAAGCGATAAGTTTTTTCAGCATCAGGCTAGGAATCAATATGGAGGATTGCTCCATTAAATAAAACCTTTTTCCTTTAGCTTCAAGTAGTTTTCTTTGTGAGCTTTTTGTATCTCTGATTTGTTTTGACCATAGTAAGGAACGGCATGATAAGCCGCAATCATTTCATTGCAGAGCCATTTATCATTTACGCAAAAGTCTCCTAGATACCTACCGTACTTACCTTTTTCTCGCGTCTTGAGAAGTATGTTGTCGCTGTTAAGGAAGTCTTTGACAAATTTCTTTGAGGCTTTGCCGTATTTTTTTTCTTCCAAATCTCTAGTGCGAGATTCGGGAGCGTCAACACCGTACAAACGTATGCGCTGCTTACGAACACTAATAGACCAACCCAAATCAACGTCAACATCGACAGTATCTCCATCAACGACTTTTACGATCTTGCATTTGTATTCATACATATTTTCCGGTCTCAATCATCGCTGATAGCTCTATTGCGCGTCTACCTGTTTGTTTTGCAAAACGGCTATCCAATAGCTGCATTGAAGCCTCTTTGTGATTTGCGTCTTCAAACGCTTTAATCATCTTTGAGAAAGTGCGGAAGCGTGTTGCGCCCAGACAAAAGAACGCATCTATTACCGCTTCTCTCCGAATATCATCAAGTTCACCAAACCAGCGGTATTCTTTGCTTAGTTCTTTAATGCAACGCAGGATGTCATTAGACAGCAGGTACTCAATCTCATCCATCGACAGACCGATACCACCGCGAGGATCAATGTTTCTGCCTACGCCTAGCGTGATCTTGCCCAGACAATCTACTGGTGCGCCAGTATCGTCATACGCATGAGTCTCGACACCTTCGTGGCGCTTGAGCATTTCAATTAGCTTGTCCATTTTATTTTTTTCCATTACTGCCTCCGAAAAAGAACGCAGATATGCCTGATACTAAACCGCCCAAATAACCAAGAATTAAGTTGACCACGCCATCATCATTCGCGTCAGGAGGCTGTATTGTGACCATGAAGACGTATCCAAGAAAACCGATTAGCGCAACCATAGCAAATATCTTTGGAACAGGATCATCGCCAAAAGTCTTTCTTGCGTCCTTCCTGTCTTCAACTTCGGTCTTGAAAGACTCCAGATTTATCTCCATCTCTTTCAAGCGATTCTGAAAATCAGCATCAGCTTGTTTAACTAAAACGGCTTTCTCTGGCTGAATTTCCAGTATCTTCTCAATCTCTTCTACAGATGCGTTAGGACTTCCGATTTTGGATGCGACCATCTTTACCGCCATGCCTGCTAACGGGCCTCCTGCGGCCTCTGCCACGGTAGGAGCAAGAGATTTTAGTAAGCTGCCGAGTTTAAGCATCTTCGGCTACGATCTCGTCAATGGTGTCACAAACATCCGGTACGACTACGCCCGTAGTGGCAGACAGTGCGCCTCGTCCTACGGCTCTCATGCCTTTATATAGACCGGAGCAATAAACTTCTTTGTTTGCTTTGACTTGCTCGACTGTAGTGCAGGAAACCATGAGCAGGGCTACACTAAATATTAACGCCAGTTTTACCATTTTTCTGGTCCTCTAAGAATTGGGTTAGTCGTTCTTTGTAACCTTCCATAAAGTGGTCTGAGATGCGGTCTTTTATACCTCTATCCTTCTTGCGAAGGTATTTGGACGGATTTATGTAGTCTACTCCTCCATTAGAGAAGTACAGCATATCTTGAGATATGCTAGGGCCGTAGCAGAGACGAGGAATTCTAGCCACAGCATCGCTCCCATTGACACAAGAAATTTGCGTATCTAACTTCATAGGTCGCTTAAAGCCTTTGAAAAAGACGTTAGGCTTTCCAAACGTGACGAGGTTTATATTCTTATAAATGTCTTTATTTCCTTTCTTACTTCTTTTCTTATTTTCCTGCATCAAAATGGCGGCTGATATTTCGGAGAGAGCTCCCGCGAGTGAATGTCCCGTAAATAATGTGCGCTTCTTTGGGTCAATGTGCTTCTTGATCTCTTTCCAGATAGAAGCGTGTTGTAGAGCGAAACCTGCGTGGCACATCCTGCCAGCATACGGAACTGGGATGGCAGTCAGGTCTGTGAGAATATCGTTTAGCTTTTTCTCTGTACCACGGAACGCAATGATATCAATGGTCTTGCGCTTGATTACAAAAGCCGTGGCTCCTGTAATCCTGTTTTCAATCTTTATAGCATCACGATTAGTATCGTTGTAAGCCTTAATAGACCAAGAACACGCAATCTTTAGAAGGACAGGATCAAGTTTCATTTGTCAGCCTTGCCTTCTAAACGCTTAAATATCGCGCCAAGCATTTCTTTGATTTCGCGGATGTCTTCACGGTAATCGTCTTTAGCCACGTATTTTTCCGGTATCTGTTTCATATCGGCATCTATGCGGTCTAACAGTACGAAAACCCGATTGACTAGCCAGCCGCCGCCAAAACTTACGATTGCCAGAAAGATGTTAAACCCTGTTTGAAATTCAATCATTTTATTACCAGATTAATAATAAACATCGCTGAAACAAAAAGAGCTGAAAAAGTTCCTACAATCGCCACAATATCAATCATTGCAGCTCTAGTCTCTGCTTTAGCTTTAGCTTCAGCGATTCTCATATTCCGTATCTTTGTTCTTTCCTTGAGCATATCGTGCCAAAGGTTTGCATGGCCCGACCAGTAGAAAAGGTCTTTGAGGTCTCTTTCGAGTTGTTGAGCCTTTCTTTTTTGTAGCGTTATCTCAAGAGCTTGGCTCTCAACAGATTTACCGCCGAACAATCGCTCTATCTTGCTCGGGTTAGTAGCTTTTTGTTCAAGCACACTAACCGTTTCCCGCGCATCCCAGAACTTACTTAACGCTCTGGTCATATCTCCAAGCTCTTTGCCTTCATTAACCGCTGTCTTCATGAAGCGGTAAGCAGAGGCGCATATCTGTACTGCTGCGATAATCTCTGCCGCCATATTAGTAAATCCTTATCCCATCTTGCTTTGGGTCTACTAAAATCGGCTTACAATATGTCGTTATTACTAAAGTGCTTGGACTTCCTCTGCGTCTTAGCTTCGCAGCAAAACCGTTACAAGTGTCAACGCTCCGAAAGCACATAGACTCTGAGCAGTTATCGTTAGCTACCTCTAAACCGCCTATAGTCATAATTAAAACAAACACATGAATCACTATTCATACTCTTGCCCTAAGCAGCATCTTCTTCTATGCGCGGGTCTACTCAACCTTCAACTAAAGACCAAGTGCCATCAGCGGCACAGTTATACTTGCAGCCGTACCAATCAGCAGGAACAGGTGCGTCATTACTCGGCAGGCTCCTCAGCAGGTTCTTCAGCAGGCTCCTCAGCAGGTTCCTCAGCAGGTTCTTCCACTACTGGCTCTTCAACGGCAGGCTCTTCAACCACAGACGCTTCAATCAAAACGCCTTCAGCATCAAACCAAGTTCCATCATCCTGTAGAGTACAGCCAGAAGAAACATAATCAGGAACTTCTATAGCAGATTTCAATAGATCCTTATGAAAGCAGTCTTTTAAATCAAAACCGTCTACAGGAGTAAGAATTTGAGCTACCGTGTTTTCATTAAAAATTGCTTTCATGTTAATACTCCACTATTACCAGACCTCTGCCGCCAGAGCTTGTTCCTCCAGCAGCAGGAAATGATGCAACGCCAGTTGGAGCGTTTGCTCCGTCACCTCCTCCATTTACACCGTGTTGAGAGTATCCTCCTCCTCCTCCAGTGCCAATAAAGTCAATGCTAGTTATAGGAAGCGTAGTAGGAGGATATTTAGCATCGTTTGTAGTTCCGTTCTGAAATCCTCCTGTGCTACCAAAACCTGAACCGCCAGATTGAGTTCCATTAGCTGATTGTCCTCCACCGGATGCACCGCTAGAATTTCTATTTCCTCCGTTACCAAAGATGTTAGCAGCTCCTCCTCCTGCGCTGCCTCCAAGTCCTCCTTGATAATTTACATCTCCACCTACTCCGATTCCTCCTACTGAAGAAGTTACTCCTGCTGTAGCTGACACAAAAGATCCAAAAGAAGACGCTTGTGATGAATCGCCAACAGTCACCGCAATAGCTTGAGCAGGAGTGACATCGCAAACTTTCATTGCAAAGCCGCCACCTCCTCCTTGATTGGCTCCTCCTCCTCCCCAGAGTCTGACTCTGACTTTTGAGACTCCAATTGGAACGGTGAATGTTCCCGATTGAGGAAACATTTGAATCTGACCGTTTCCAAACACTCCGGTCACAGGATTAGACTGTATTGAATTTTGAATTGGAAAAGCCATTCTTTAATCTCCTAAAGATATGTTGCGACCAGAAATAAATCCTTTAACGCCGTCAGCAGTTTGAGTTCTGAAGTCAAATGATTCGCTTGTACTGGAAGGATAATTTGTATTTAAAGAAGCAGAGCCTTTTGTTTGAACAAGTCCTACTTCACCCGCCGCACAATCTTGAACCGCTACACCAATAAGAGGAGACGTATTTTCATTTAAAGGTAAAACAGCGCTTTCTGTTACTCCAGATACAGTATTTAATATATAACCTTCTGGAGCTACCCTTATCTGAAATATTGAATGACTAGCCTCCGTATCATTGTAGTAAATAATATGAGCTTTAGATCCTCTAGATGGAATTCCACAAGCAGCGTAACTATACGAACTATTAGAAGACGTAGGTGCAATAACTCCGTTACTGTAATTTCTAAAGTTAGCCTCTCCAGATTCCGCTGATAGCGTCCACAATACGCCTGAATAAGATCCAACAGTCCTATTTTGGAACATAAACCATTTACCGTCTCCAGTTACATTTTGTACCGATCCCCAGTTATCACCTCGCGAAGTGCTTTCATCACCACTAATCCTGTCACTGGTTGATGTTCCAAAACATCTAATAATTCCATCTTGACCGCTAGTATCTGCCCAAGGAAAAGTTATTGTTCCGTCTGACAAAACGCAAACCTCACTATTTAACCGAGCATAATTTGTTGCTCCACGTTGTTCCATAGTTACAAAACTGCTTGAACTCAGAGATACAGGATTAATATAACTTCGCTGACAATAAAATCCTGAAGAAGAATAATCTGCTGAGTGGTACAGATATCCTTGAGCATCCGTAACCATGCTCATAGAGCTTTGACTTTGAATTGTTGCGCTTCTAACCAATCTACTGCTAACAGGAAGAAAATCGGTAGTGTTGTAAGTTATAACAAAAGGATAACTATTAGCTTGAGCAAAACTAACAGCAAAGCCAGTTTGAGAACTTTTAGCAAGTGAGCATACAGCTATTGCTTGCGCACTTCCAACTATGGTTTGACCACTAAGATCTAACTCAGTCGCATCAACTTCTAATGCCATAGTGGAGCTGTACACTCTGTAGAGTAATGTTCGGTAATCAGGACCGGCATGGACAACAATAATTTTCCCATTGTTTAGTCGTGCTAAATCAAACTTAAACCTTCCATTTGTGCTATTAGATGTTTGGAGAAGAGTGTCGCTTATCTCAGCATAGTTTGAATCAATTATTTTTAAGCGAATAGTGCAAGTCCCAGTTACATAAACTATTGCAATATTTCCGTTATCTAATTCTAAGCCTTTTACATACCAACATTGGAAATTAAGCGAAGTTATGTTTTTTGATACTGTTCCACTGCTTGTTGTGCTATCCAATACTCCGCTAGTGGTTGCTGTTGTCGATGCATAAAACTTTGCAGTTTTAGGAGTAGCTGAGGATTTTACATATCCAGAAACAGACGCGGTAGTTGTCGTAACAATGCTTTCAACGGAGTTTTCTCCATCTGGAGTATAAGTTTCGCTGTTAATAACAGTGTATTGAGGAACTCCTAAAGAATAACCATAAATTCTGTAGTCGTTAATAGCTTGAGATCCGCTAGATGCGTAATACCTTAATTCACTTCCTGCTTTTATTAAAACTCTTGATCCTTGACTGGCTTGGTGGATCAAATTATACAAAACAGGACCAAGAGAATTTCCTTCATAGTCTATTGCTCGTGTTTGAATAGATTTGTTACCTGCAACGGTATAAAAGAAGTTATTTGTATCAGGAATATTTCCAGTATAATTAGCAGCGTGTTGCGTAGCCGCCAAGTTATTTATAGTATTGTTCAAATAAATAAATTCACCCCAACCTCCGCTAACTTTTCCGTCTGCTTTTCTGAACTGCATATATTTGCCATTTCCGTTATTTGAAGCGACAACAATGCAAACTTGATCTAAAGAGTTGCTAGCGCAAGTAACTTCAAACCAAGTACCTAATCCTGATGGCGAAGTATTTGTTTCACTAACCAGTAGAGTATTTGATTGATTATAGTTTCTGTAATAAAGGCGATTTCCTTGGCTATATACAAATCCAACAGTGTTATCAGATAAGCTGCACATATCAATATTGCCATTATAAGTAATATTGCCAGTGACAGTTGTCGTTCCTAGTTCTCCAGAATTACTTACACGAATCATATAAGCGGTATTGGAAGGATTGACTGCGAGTATTGAGTAAGTATTTGAGGCATTAAACGTCTCAATCTTAAACTTGTAATAAGTCGTTCCTTTTTGAGAAAGATTTAAGACTGTTCCATTATTATCGCAAACAGCCCAAGCAGGATAAAAGCTAGTCCTTGCTGACCAAACAACAGCAAATCCACCTGAAGAACTTGCAACTACGTCTAGACAGGAGTTTTCATAATTCATCCAATCTGAGTTTCCTGAAGGATGAATAACTGTTGGAGCCAAAACAGAAGTTCCATCTGGCTGATCTATTGATATATAAACGTCTTTAAATTGTGCGGAAGTCCCGTTGCTTTGAGGATCTAACTGCTGAAAAAATACAGTAACAATATTCCCATTGCTTAATGTTGCTGATGGCCTGCCTGTGCCAAAGCTACGCAATATATTCAGTTCTGGCTCAAAAACATTTTTTGAACTATAAATAGTTGAAAAATTATTTTCTTGTCTTACTTGATCTGATGTTGCATTAAAAGTTCCTACAGACACAAAATTATCAGGAATGCGCCCAACATTACCGGATGTTTCATATATCAAATCACCTGTCTGAAAACCGTCAACACTAAGGACAGACCTTGATGGATTGCTTGTTGTATCACCTGAAATTGAACGTCCCATTTTTTAAGCCTCGTATCCGTAAACATTAACCGTGACATTCGCCTGTGAGGAATACGCCACTATATTTTTATCGCCAGATGCGACAAGTCCTGTTCTTTCCAAAACGTCTCCTGCGCCAAGCGCTACATCATACTCAATATACTCAGCCTGAGCAGGAGTTCCGCTTGCCGCAATTGCCACCCTAATAACCGCAACGCTTGAGTTTGGATTCATCACACTAAGGCTAAAAGTAGCCGTAGTAGAAGACGGCACAGTGTAGACCGTTGTATTTGTTGCAGCCGCCAGAGCTGCTTGTCCTAGAGTTCCAGTAGCCATAATTAAAATCCTGAGAAAAAGTAAGCCTTACTTTCTGCGAATGATTCAACGGTTGCCCATGAAGGAGTAGAACCGTCAGTTGTTAAATACTTGCCAGCGTTACCAGCCTGTACAGGTAATTCATCTGGTGATGGAGCAGCCCATAATAGATTTGTTCCATCAGTGCTAAGAATGTTACCGTTCTCCCCAGACTGATCTGGTATTTCATCTGCAACGATTTCCCAGCTAATTGCTGAACCATCTGATTTTAGGTACTTATTAGGCTGACCGTTATAATCTGGAGCGTCTGTAATTTGGCTCCAAAGTACAGATGTCGCTATATCGGCTGAGTTCTGCCATCCAGACCCATTATACACTCTAAGTAGGTCGGTTGTAGTATTGAAATATAACGCTCCGGTCTGCAACGGATTGCCATCATTATCCGTAGTAGGATCAGAGGCTTTTTCACCAAGGTAAATGTCTTGGAACTCGTCTAGCGTGTTAGCCGCCTCTGTGGCGCTGGTAGCAGATGCTGTGGCGCTACCAGCGCTTGCCGTGGCAGATGTTGCACTAGCAGCAGCCGAATTAGCCGAATCCGTAGCCGAGCTTGCACTTGCTGTGGCCGAATTGGCCGAGTCGGTAGCGCTTGAAGCACTCGCAGTTGCACTATTAGCTGATGCAGTTGCACTATTAGCTGATGCAGTTGCACTATTAGCGCTGTCAGTTGCACTTGAGGCCGAAGCAGAGGCACTCGCAGCCGCTGCCGCCGCGCTTGCCGCTGCGTCTGCTGACGTTCCTACCCAATAAGTAGGACGATTAGCAGGGTCTGTAGGATCGTTTCCAGTGTTAGCGGCCTGTTGGGAGGTGTACAGAATGCCATCAGTGCCTACTGCATTCTGATTTAATGCGTACTCTGCTGTAGATATCCACGCAAAGCTCAATAAAACCCAGTTAGCAGCGCTAATAGATGGATTGTTATTCACATTGCCATTAGTCAGGCTTTGATACTGCTCGCCGTCATAAGTGACTACAGAACCTTCTTGGTAAGTTATTCCAGCATTCCACTGTACCGAATACAGCAAAGACCAAAATCCAGAAGTGTTGATAGGATTGTTGTTTTGATTACCAGCGACAAGAGATCGGTAGTAAACACCATCGCTACCAATAACCACGGAGTTCGTAGAGTAAATGCGAGTCGCTACCCAAGGATCACCAAAGTTAGTGCCTGTCTCTCCTACCGGATCTCTGACAAGTATCTGTACGTCATTTTTATCAGCTAGGATAGCCTTAGCTACACCGTCAAAGAAAATGTTAGGCTGACGGCCTGCCGCAGTAAGAATTACCGGATTCGTGTTAGGAATGGTAAAGTTAATGTCTGCATAGGTAATCTTAGCTGTAGTTGTGCCAGACTCGTAAAAGTACAGCTTACCACTGCCCAGCGGATCGCCAGCGTCATCAAAGTATTGTGCGTTAATTTCACCGAATCTAGCCATTACCTATTTCCTCGAATGTTTTCCATTTCTCGCTCGTAGCCTGATACGACTTGAGATCCCGCAGTAGAAGGCGTTGTTACAGGAGTAGTCATTGGAGTTCTTCCTGTAGCCATCCTAGTGACAAGAGCTTCGCCAGCTTCTCCGGTTGTTTGCTCCAATCCTCTCCGAGCAACCGCCGCTGGAATTGCAACAGCGGCTGTAGCTACAGGATCAGCTAAATAACTACCAAAGCCTAAAGCAGCCATCAATCCACCGGAGGTAGGATCTAGCTTTCCTAGAACTCTTGTCAGTTGTTCTTGAGTGGTAAATTCAACAAAATTTCTCATTGCTTCTTCTTCTGCGGCATCAAAAAATCTCATTTCTTTTTCGCTGTTTAGTATGTTATTTACAACTTGTTTATACCTGTTAATGGTGTTTCCACCAGACCCAGCAGCCTCTGCTGATCTTCTTGCTTTATCAAAAGCTGCGTCAATAAGTTCTGCTTTCTTGTATCTTGAATTAGCAAGACGAGCTGCTTTAATTACAGTTCCATCTCCAGTACCAAAGTTTTGAATAGTGTCATCAACTAAATCAACTAAATCTCTAATTGTTTGGTCTGAGTAACCAGATTTCTTATAACGATCAAACATTGCTCTTCTTATCTTTTCTAACTGAATAAGATTCGATGGAGTCCTGCTGTTTCTTTTCAATATTTTCAGCGCAGCAGTCATTTGATCATCGGTTTCAGGAACATAAGAAGCGCTATCGGCAACCAATCTTTTCGCTCTTCCGTGTAAAGACCTCATAGCTGCGACATCATAAACAACGCCAGAGTCTGTCGCTCTTTTATAGATGTCATTTTTTAATTGTCTTGCTGCTTCTACGGTAGGTCTGGTATCAAATTGCTCCATTCTTCGACCAAAAGCTCTTCCTATTCCTCTGATTGTTGGAGCTGCAAAATTTAAAACTACTTGACCGCCGCCACCAAAAATAGCAGATGGTATTGCCAACTCGAAAGCAGACTCTAATCTTTCTCCTGTCTCTCCAGTGTTAAACCCATAAACAGCGCCTCCAGTTCCAGATGCGGCTGCTGTCTTTGCTATGCTTGGAGATGTCCCAACAGGAATTCTTGCTGCTGGAGACATAGCCGCAATAATTTTTGGCGCTCCAATTGCTACAGCTCTTTCAAGCCCAACACCTGAAGCAACGGCTGGCCCAGCTTCCATAAAGAATGATTCAACTGGCTTTTCTTTTTGGTACTGTCCTATAATATCTCTAGTAAGACCTAGATAATCTTCATAAGCCTCACCAAAAGGACGTTGTTCTTCTCCAGCGAATAGCCTTTTTACTTTCTCTCCTCCAGCAGCAGCTCCAGCAGCTATGTTTTCTGCCGCTCCAAAGCTCATACCTCTAGCTGCTGTTGCTAATCTTGCTCCTTCAGGAACAAAGCCTTCAGCATAAGTAGATTCAGTAGGCTTGTATCCTTCCTGCTCTGAAAACTTTACCATTTCTCTAAAGTCATCATTAGACAAGCCAATCGAGTCAGCATAAAGTCCCATTGGCATTTGATCTTTATAAGACTTATTCCAAAGACCAAAAGCTAACTGACCATTTGGAGTCCCTGTGTAATCTGGGTATTGTTCTCTAAAAGCATTTAGTTTATCGCTCATTGAAATAATCCTAATGGGTCTGGGCCTTGAGATGACGGAATTATGATCCCGTATTTCTGCCTATCTTCTTCGGAGTAAGACGATGCTTTTTCCATTACAGTTATATACAACTGTTCCAATCTGTTTAGGTTGTAAAGTAACTGATCATCAGATTGAGCCGCAGCAATGCTTCCAAGCGTGGCTCTTAAATCTCTTAACTCATTTTGCGTTATACTTCCAAGAGCGCCGCCAGTTTTGCTTTCTTCTCTCATTTGTCCTAACGCTTCAAACTGAACATTTGCGCCAATAGTATTAGAAAGCTCTCTTGCGTCAAACGCAGGAGTCCCAGCAATCCTTCCAGCCAATTCTCCACGCACTCCTGTAACCGGAGTGAATATTCCTTGGTTGTCTATTAATGTTCTGTAGCGTCCTATGTCTTCTAAAACTATTCCACCAATTTTAGACTGTCTTGAAGTTCTTAGTCCTGCTCTCGAAGCATCAGCATCTAGCTCTGCTTGAATTTCTGCTTCACTAGCAGCAGCTGGGCCTCCTGCAATTGCTTCTAACTGAGTAAGATTGCCATCTGCGTCATAGATTCCTCTATAACCAGAAGGAATTGAGGCTGGGTTTCTAATATTAGTAGTGCTTGTAGCTCCACCCATGTACTCAGGCTTATTGGTCTTCATGTTAAATCTGTAAGGAGCTTCAGGAGGAAGTCTATAGGCCGCAAGCTCTTCAGGAGACATTGGCCTGTAGTTATCTTCAACTTCAGGTGTAAACCCAGCGACATTCTGAGCCGTAGGATCTTGTCCAAATATTCTAGTAACATATTGACCGTCTTTTGTAAGCATTTTCGGATCAACAACTTGCTCAGGCAACGATTTAATAAAGGTATCAATCTCTCCCATTACTATGTCTGGTCTGCCGCTTATAAGAGCATCTCTTAGCATCTTGGTGTCTTCATAATCTTCGCCACCTTCTTCTAGCAAGTTCATGCGATCAACAAGGATGTCTACAGCCTTTGGAATATTCTCTTTTCTTATAGCATCTTGAATAGAATTTGCGTCCATAACTGTAGCTTGCAAAAGCTGCATATCTTTTTGCTGTCGCTGATCTCTTAAAGATTGAATATATCCTTCGCCTGCGCCTACAGAGCCTAAACCAAAACCTTTAGCAAAAGCTCCAGCCTTAGCTAAAAAACTAGGCTCTTCTCTAGGGATCGGCCTAAAATTATCTTGAGATGAAGCAGAACGATTAATTGTTCGCCTCTTCTTTGGGTCTACTTCTGTGTTTGCAAGACTTCGAAATCTAACAGGATTAATTGACTCAGAATTAACCACTGGCGCAGGCTCTTCCCTGCGCCCTAACATTCTTTCAACTTCATCAACCATTTTATAATATCCTTGTATAATCTACTCGGAGATAACCGTCATCGCCTATAATTACAGCAGAAGAATCTTTGTTTGCTACCTCTTGAGCAATAACGCCATAAGAAGGCTGATCCTTGGCAATGGATTTACCTGCTTTGTTCCAATCCCATTTATACCAATTATGACCGCTTGAGGTTATTCCTACCTGCTCAATGTTTTCTTTAAGTCTGATGTCAGAAGCTAAGTTGAATGCTGCAATTCCTTGCCCAATAGCTTGACCCGCAGCAGGAATAATGCCTTTAACCTGACTTGTTCCACCCAATCTGGCTGGGTTGTAAGCTGCGCCAGTTCCTGTGGCGATTCCTGCTAGTTGACCAGCAGTACCTCCAATCAGGTTAGACATTCCAGCACCCGCTCCGGTTTGCATACCTGCCAGAGTATTTCCTTGCTGACCTATTAGATCAGACATACCCGCGCCTTGACCAGATTGATAATTTGCAAGCGCATTAATTTGATTAGTAATATTTCCAGCAATGTCTCGGCCTGCCATCATCCTGTTTTGAGCCAGAGCGCCACCAGTTCCATAGAGGTAATCACCAACTGTCATTCCTCCGGTCATGCTTATGTCACCAAGGCCACGACCTGCTTGCATTGCAAGCTGAGATTGACCTAAAGACCTACCACTAAGTATATCGGCTATGCTGTTGCCTGATGACATCAAAGCATTCATGCCCTGACCGCCAGCGCCGTAAGACATTTGTCCTAGCTCACTACCCATGTTTTGCAAAGCCTGCAAGCCTGTCTGACCAGCACCGTAAGACATCTGGCCTAAATCTCTGCCCATGCCTTGTAGCGCCTGCAAGCCTTGAGTGCCACCGCCGTAAGCCATTTGACCTGTCTGCTCTCCTGCTCGCTGTAATGACTGAAGGCTTTGACCGCCAGCACCGTAAGCCATGTCGGCTAATCTTCCCGCCGAACCTGTGATTGTGTTTAATCCTTGAGTACCACCAGTAACGCCTAACTGACCTAGCTGTTGTCCTTGACCAAGCATTGCTTGCAAGCCTTGTGTGCCGCCAGTTATTCCTAATTGACCAAGCTGTTGTCCTGCCTGAGTTAAAGCGCCCAAACCTGACTCAGCGGCACGAGTGCCAAGTCCTGCTAACTGCTGACCAGTTCCTAGCTGCGACTGAGCCACTTGACCGCGCTGAGCCGCCATCTGTTGAGCTGCTTGCGTTTGCAAATCAGCTTGGGCTGAGCCACCTTGAGCGGCTAGTTGAGCAGCACTTCCACTAGCGCCAAGACCTTGAGCGCCTAGAGCCTGAAGGTTGCCTATCTGGTTCTGTAAGTCTTGAGCAGCAAGGCCAGTGTTAAACCTAGATAGTTCTTTCATGACGTTGCCGCCACCTAAGCCGCCACGAGCAGAGGCCGTTCGCAGCGCTGCTCTTTCACCTTGCTCGCGCAAGAACTGTTGAGCAGGACTTTCTTGAAATGCCTGATTAAATGCTTCTTGTCCTAGAGCGCCTGATAACGCCGCCTGTTGCTGTGTTGCCGCAGCGCCTGCCTGACGATACGGATCAAACATCTGACCAGCTTGACCAAAGGCTTGACCAACTTGCTGAGACGCAAGATCACGAGCTTGTGTGATGTCTCCAAGACCTGCTCCGTACTGTTGACTAGCAGCTTGTTGAGCTGCCTGAAGGTCTGTTCTAGCGCCACCAAGACCTTGATAAAGAGCTTGAAGGCCAGCTTGTGTGCCGCCTGCGATATCTTGTCTAGCTGTGCCTAAGCCTTGACCAAGAGCCTGTAAGCCTTGTCCTGTGCTTGAGGTAATATCTTGCCTTGCCGCACCCAATCCTTGACCAAGCGCTTGTAATCCAGCCGCAGTTCCAGAAGCAACATCTCCTCTAGCAACTCCAAGCCCTTGCCCTAACGCTTGAAGTCCTGCGGATGCGCCTTGATTTATATTCTGCTGACCAGATTGAATTCCAGCAGTAAGCGCTTGTAAGCCTTGGTTAGTACCTTGCTGAATTTGAGATTGGCCTGCCTGCAAGCCAGCCGTTAAAGCCTGAAGACCTTGGTTAGTGCCTTGCTGAATCTGAGACTGACCAGACTGCAAGCCAGAACTTAAAGCCTGAAGACCTTGATTTGTAGAAGTGTTGATTGCGCCAGTTGCTTCTGTTGCTCCTGTCGCAAGATCATTACGAGCCAATTCAGTGCCAGCAAGTAAATCAGATCTAGCCTGACCAGCGCCTGACTCGATAGCCTGTGCAGCAGCCGTAACTCCACCAGCTAAAGCGCGTTCTGCTCCCGATAGCCCAGTTTGACCGCCGCTTCCAGCTCGGCCTCCTACTGCTGTTGAAGAAGCCACAGAGGTTGTTCCAGAATCAGCTCCTGATCCGGTTCCTCCTGCTACAGAAGCTCCCGCAACAGTGCTGCCGGTTCCTTCTGTAGCACCACCGTCTTTTGCTTGGTTATACGCTGCTTGTACATCAGCTAAAGGAAGCCCAGTGGCCCTAGACATATCGTCAGGAGTTAAACCAAGCCCATCCATATACCCAGCTATTTTTTCGGCAGAGTCTGTCGTTTCTGAAACATAGCGAGCTATTAAATTATCTGGGATGCCATTAGGAAAATCTTTTAACGCCTTTTCAACACCGCCTTTCGCTATGTCATCAATTTGAACCATTTCTTGAGCGCGAGAGTATCTAGCGGTAGCTTCATCTATTGGATAATTTACAGCGGCAGCAGCTTGCTCAATGCTGACATCATTTTTAACCATCTCTCTATAAATATCTTCATCAGATTTATTTCCTTGGGAAACAAAATCAAGAACATTCTGAAGACCAGTTTTTGCCGCAACTTCTGTTTCTGCTACTTCAGTCGCTGCCAATGCTGCCGTATTAGCCTGAGCTGCAACTGTTGCCGCCTCAGCCTGAGCTGCCGCTGCTTGCTCTGCTGCTTGATCTGCCGCGCTAGGCCCGCTTAGTGCTTGATTATAAGCAGTCCTAGCTTCAGCTGGATCAACTCCAAATGTAGCCGATAGGGAGTCAAGATTTGCTCCGGTCTGCTGTATTAAATTAGATATATCAGACAAAGAAGCATTTGGATTGCCATTAATATAATCAATCACAATGCTCTCTGGCGTTATTCCTATGCCGCCAAGACCTTCAGTAAAATTCTCTTCCATTAGGAATACCTCAGCGCTTCAAGTTCGGCTAAAGTGGCGGCATCTATACCCATTCCACCTAAAGAATTTGCCGTATTATTTTGAGCAATTTGCTGTATATACTCAGGATTAGCCACCGCATCAGGTAGCTGCTGTTGAGCAAAAGACATATCGTAACTACCTTGATATGGCTGCAAGTTGCCATAGTTTACATTAGTGCCTCTAATCGCCTGTTCGTACATAGGCATTCCTGCAAGAAGCGCCTGTTGTGCAGCTACGTTGCCACCAACAAAGGCATCGGCTTGCTGAGGCATTGTTTGCCCAAAAACATCTAATCCAGCCTGCTGGCCTGCTGTCATTGCTCCATATTGGCTAGGCATAGCTTGTCGAATATCAGACCTAGCCATATTTTGTTGACGTTCCATAAATTGCATCAGTTCTCTGTTTGCGCCTTCTTGAGCCTTAATGCCTTTGTCTGATTCGCCGCCGAATAGTGTTGTGACTAATTTACTCATATCTCGCCTCTAGCTCTGCTCTAGTAATGCCTAGTAACCATTGGTCATGTATTTTGCCGTTTTTTTTAAAAGACCGCCTAATTGTTCCTTCTAACTTCATGCCGCATTGTACCGCAAACATCTTGGCATTAGGAAAGCAAGTGGCGATCTCTGCGTTTACCTTTTCATACTTGGTGTTCTTTGTTATCCAAGTAAAAAACTCTCTTGCACCTTTGTACGCTTTCTTTCCTCTGAACTCTTTTAAGATCATTGGATGGATTTCTATGGTTATGCCGTTGCGTAATTCAGCCATCCAGAGGCCGCAAACTTCATCATCTTCTGTATGTACGAACCAACCACTGTGCATATCTGGATACCACTCATCTCTTGAGAAGTCATCCTCGCTGATCTCATCAAACACTTCAGATCCGGTAACAAATGATCTTATGAAGTCAGCGTCTACCGTTCTGGTAATCAAGCAAGAATCCAGCCTTGTTTTCTGTCTCCAGCAATACTAGGAAGCATCTTCCTGTATTGAATAGCTCCAGCAGCGCCAGTAGTATCCAAATAAAGACTATATTGTACAGCCTCTATAACTCCTTCAGGACTGCCAGATCCAATAATAGGAATACCCAACGAAGCCTCTTGTGTAAACTGTCTAAAAGCCTGACTCATCGTGCCATTTGACTCAACTATCGGCTGACCAACATTTAATTTATAGCTCACTGAACACCTTCTATATCAGCCGTAAGCTGTATGATTACAGGCTTAACAGGATCACTAATAGTAAACCTAAATAATTCAAACCTAGCTGCTCTACCGTTTCTGCGCCAAATAGCTCTATGGTTGTACTCGCCTATTTTACCAATGCTTCTATAACGAGTATCGCTCCAAGTCTTGGAGTTACGGCTGCGAGCCATACCAATCTGAGGATCAGGAGCTGCGGCATTACCAACACCGCTTTCAACGGTTAGTTCTATCTCAGGAACTACAAACGATTCCATATTACTTTGGAAAGGCTGAGTCACTATAGAGCGTCTGATTTCCGTTCCGTATTCGTCAAAAACATCTGGATCTAAATTTCCAATTCTTCCGTCTACTAAATCACCTGCCCAAATATCATTGTACGCTCTTACCAAGGCGGTAACACGGTAGCCGCCAAGAGTGCCGTCAATTACAGACTTTCTTTCATGCCAGCGTTTGGTAATTATATCGTAAACTAGTGTCCTGCTTGGTAATGCAAACCCAACAAAATAAGCACCTTTTTCTGCGTATCCCCATGAATAGATAGACGCTACTTGAGCTTCTGTTAAGGCACTCAACTCTTTATCTATAGCAGTAGTGGATATCTTTGCTACATCGTTTCCTTGTAGCGTCCAAATTGCTGGAGATTCGTTTTGACCAGCGCCAATAAATACAAACGTATCTTGCAAAGTTTGAATACTGAAAGGACTGACAATGCCTTTCTGTAAGAATAATCCTGTTCGCTGAAATGGGAAGTCAGCGCCGCCAATGTTTTGAAATGCTTCTATCGTCTGCGAACCTCCTATAAATAGCTGGTTCTTAAAAACTACAGGAGCAACAATATCATCAGGATCAGACTCAGCAGTTCCAAAGTCTAATGCGTTGTAGCTCAAGCCATCATTTAAAGCGCTGACAATAAACTTTTTGCTGTCAGTCGTTAAGCAGAAATAGCCGTCAATATAAACAACCAGTTGAGGATTTCCGTTCGCAGTAAAGTCTGTATCTGTGATTTGAGAGAATGTGTCCGCAACGTGGTTGTAGATGTATCCGTTCCCATTAGGAACTAAGATAAGAAGTTGTGTGCCGTTGTCAGCCATTGAGACTCTAACAGTCCCATCAATCTCACCGTGGAAAGTAAGAGAGAAGTCAGCAGCCATGCTAAAGAGACGATTCTCCATGACAAAGTAAGGCACACCATTCATTTCATGTGCGCCTCGATTACCTGTAAAGGTATTAGCGTTTGCTACTTCTTCTAGTCCAGCCGTACCGTACAGCGTCTCCTGATTCAACGCAGGAGCTTGAGCAATATTCGGATAGAAGTTCACACACTCCTGAGCCGAGATAGGCAGGCTATCGCTCTCGTAGAATCCGTTCGCTATAGGAAGGACTACTTTAGGCATCTAAGATACTCCGAACAGGCAGTCCGTCACGGTTATGTCGTTTGTGCTTGAACCATTAGCCACATAGATTTCTACATAGTCAGAGGCAGTCATTGCTATGTTGTAGAACAAACTTACGTTTCCTGCTGATCCTGAAGTGACTGTTCTGGATATCTTAGCGGCAGGAAGTGCAATTCCATTTTTATGGAGCTGAACCGTTAAATCTTGATTAGTCCCGACAACATCTAAAGTAACAGAGGCCACAAACTGAACTGTAGTTGTGGTTGCGCCTGTGTAAGTCAGCTTGCCTGTATTGTCTGCTGTGAAAGTAGAAACTGTTCCTACAACAAATGTACCTGCTACTTTTACAGGAGTGTCTATTGTTCCAATAACTGTAGCAGTTGTATTATCGTGCATCGTGACCTGAGCGTTTATCTCATCGGCAATAGACGTTATCTGAATGCCGTAAGTATTTACCGCTGAAACACTAATTCCATTTCCCGCAACAATGCTTGCTATAGTAGGAGACGCTGCTGTTGTGTTTAAAAGGATAGGAAGACCTAAAGCGTTAGCTGTGAAATTGTGGCTTATCTGCGCTCCATTAGATGCGGTGAGAGAGGTTACAATTCCAGAGCCATTTTCTAAACTTCTAATCTTATTAACTGTCCCATCAACTTCAAGTACAGGCGTTCCTGTGCCAGAACCAGCGGTAACAATACTGCCAGTAACACCTAGACCAGCAACCAAATCCTGATAGCTGATTCTATAGTTCGTATTGTTGACAAAGTAATCCATGAACGAGTTAGCAAGGACAGTATCCTGTGCTACAAAGTCCGACTTCTTGCGTCCATCCGCTCTTTTAACCATTGGTGTTGACCTCCAAGGCTATAGCGCCAGTTGTCTCTGCAAGGATTGCCGCTTCTTGATCTGGATAGAAATGACCATTCATGCCGAAGTCATTGTCTTCGTTGCCAGAGCCAATAGGAAGCGTACAAGGAAATCTAGTCTTACCCATGCTTTGTCCAAGCATACGCATTGTGTTGAACCCATCACGAGCTGCTTTCTGCAAGCCTCCAGAGATGACTCCGTTGTAGTCTGGTGCGACTTCAATCGCCATGTTAGCGATAAGTCCGCGCAGTGCGCCTGTTGGGATAGTTACTTCATCACCAAGATCAGTCACAACTGTATAGCCAAGCTGAATACCTTGGGCATCTAGCTCAGCCATGTAATTATTCATAGTGAATATAAAGTCTTGGTACTCGTCAGGCTCTAATGGAGCTTCACTAGCTTGTACCAATATCCTCTGTAGCGAGGACTTTGCAACTTGAGCGACAGTAGCCATTATTCGTATGTAGCTCCTTTAGCAGTTTTTGCTGAGTTCCTAAAGGCTTGTGCTGTTGGAGCGCCTTTAGATCCTACCTTACGCATCCGCTCAGGCGTTTTGCCAGCGGCCTTCTGAGACTTGATTCGCTTGCGTTTCTTGTGGATGTTAGCGTATAGACCTTCACTCATAAGTAGCACTCTTTGCGCCTTTGCACTTCCATCGCTTGCGACTCAAGTTATTAGGCGTGTTGGGATCGTTTTGTTGTCTCTTAGATAACCTCTTCTTAATACCCAAAGACCTCGCGCAATACGCATCACCTTTCTTTGTTCCTGCGCGTACACGAGAACCACCGTCACTGGCCTTACCAGCCTGCCCATAGGAGACTTTCTTGCCAGTGGCGGTGACTTTTACTTTTGCCTTACCTTTTCTTGGAGTAGCCATAATAAAAAACTAGGAGCCGAAGCTCCCAGAATCACACAAGGTTACTTTCCAAATCCGCTTCCGGCAAACAGAGGATTGAAGCAGGCGTACGCAGGAAGCAAATCGAAACGAATCTTCTGCGTGTTAGCGTCACCGTCTGCGTACTTAGACACACGGATGCTCATACCATCGCTGGTAGTTGCAATCGTATCGGTTGAGTACAGCTTAGGCAGCTTCACAGTTCCAAGACCAAACGCTTGCTTGGTGAAGAACATATTAGGCTGATAGACAGTTGACGCAGCACCAAGGATAGTCACAACCGCGCCGTCAGCAGGAGCTGCGTCTACGTTGTTGTATTGACCGTTAGCTTCGTAGATAGCCGCGCCAGAGACTGTAATAGTCGCAGCGTTAGCAGCGATAGTAACATCCTCAAGGACAGTGCCTGTCCACGGAACAGCAGCACCTGCGCTATCAAGGATAAGCTCACGAGTAGCAACATTTAGACGATTAACGCCTGCAATAGTTACCTGATCGCCAGCTTTGATAGTACCAGTACCCAGACCATCAAGAACCAAAGTCTGCTGCATGGTGTCCTTGGCTGTGACGTAAGTCGCGTCAGGAGCGCCATTCAATGCGCCTGCACGATCAGTGGTAGAACCAGACGTATAGCTGCTGAGAGCGTTAGAAGTCAGAGCCATCATGCCGCCAAAGTTCTGGCTGATTTGCGCTCTCTCCCAAGCTGTGCGAACAAGACCGTCAGACGCATTCAGACCGTTCTGAGCTGATGACAGCGCAGTGGTTGTGAATGGGTTCATCAGATAGTATTTCTCGTCTGACATTGGAACGCCAACAGAGTCCATCAACGCACCAGCACCTGCTACGTCTGACCAAGCATCAACAACAGTACCACGATCACCATAGGTCAACGCTGCGTTCTTACGCATGAACGCGCCAAGGTCTAGCTCAAGGTCAGTTACGATTCTGCGAGCCATTGGCTCAAGGATTTGGTCTAACTGGTCTAGCTCAAGAGCCTCTTCCACGTTGCCCCATTCTGTAGCGGCTGTGAAGTAGTTTTGAACTGTACCAGTTGCTTTACCAGCAATGATGTCAGACTTAGTAGAAGCACTGATATCACCGCCAGAAGTGCGGATTGTGTTGTAGTCATGCGGACGCTTAAAGTCTACATTTGAACCGCTAGAAGGATTGAATTTGCCTGACAACAGTTGAGTGTTGACAGTTTTTGTTACTACACGAGAAGCCTCAAAGGCATCTAAGAAGACACGAGCGACTTTCCGTGTGACGTTGCTATTAAGATTATTAGCCATTTCTGGATCACCTCATTCATTCAAAAGTTGCTCCTTTAGGGCCACCAGCTTTGGGACTTACCCCAGCACCTTTTGGCGTGTCTAGTGGATCAGGAGCGGCATTTACATTAGGTTTAAGTTTTCTAGCCTTTGGCATAATGGTCTGATCTAAATACAGCAACGCTTGATTAGCAGGCATATTCGCCAGCTTATCTAACTCTAAGAGATTCTGACCTAAGTACAGAGTTCCAAGACTTCCATCTTCTAAATCAATTAGATGGCTGGACAGCATTGGGTTTATCCCAAACTGGCCTATCTTGTTAGCTGCGCTTTGCAGATCCTCAGTCTTTACACCGAGCTTCTTAGAGCGTTCTGCGTAGGTTGCGATCTTCGCATTCTGCTCACTAATTGCCGCTGCTTGCTGTTGACGCTGTAATTCTAGCTGCTGACCTTGCATGGCCTGCTGCCTAGCCTCAAACTCTGCTCGCTTAGCAATCGCCTCATCACGCTGTCGGAGCTGCTCCTGTATCTCTCTATCAGAGAGACTATAGAAGTCAGGCACTTTCGGCACTTCGGGCGGCTGTTCTTTAGGAAGCCTAGCTTCTAGCTCTTGTAGGCGATTGCGATAGTCCTCGGCCTGACGCTCTGCTTCTCGCGCCTTCCAAGTCTTCTCAGCCATAGCCTTGTCAAAAGCCTTCTGCTGTTCTTCGTTAAAAACAGGTCTAGTAGATTTCTCCTGACCTTCGTCAGTATCCGCTGATGAATCGGAATCAGTTTCCTGATCTACATCCTCTATGTCTTCAAACTCAACATCTTGAGTCTCATCGACCATATCGTCTGGTTGCATCTTATACCTACTGTAATGCCGTCAAATAAACGGTGACGTTCCGTGCCTCCATGAAAGCGTGGAGTGCGCTAGTGGTCAAATATACCACAATTTAGTTAAAAGCAATACTTTTAAGATTTTGGCTCAGTAATTTCTTTTTCTTCATCGCGCAAAGCCGAAACAGCACCTAGCGCTCCAGCGCCAGTAGCCAAAGGAACCATGTATGTCTTAGTAATATCATAAGGATCAAATATAGCAGCAACCTTGCCTAGCTTTGGATGGTCTACAAAATAGCCAGTGTAATTGCTGTCTGCTATGCGCTTTTCGGAAGCAGTTGTATCATTTGGAGTCCATAATTTATCAGGGTCTTTCCTAGCGTCATAAAGCAATTCAGGCTCAATTAAAACTTCATTTTGAATGCTGCCTATTCCCATCTCTTGTCTATACGGATTCTCCGATGCAGGGATACCGTAATAGGAGCGCTTGACGAAATCTGGGTCTGAGGCTCTATTTCTTTCAGCAATGGTCCTACCAGAGAGTCCTTCGCCGTACATTTCTGGATCGACTCGCTCAATGGGCCGGTTTGATCTGTGGATGATTCGCAGCTTTCCATCATCTGTGACTGCTCCTTCCAGCCCTGTCTCACCACGGCGCAAAGCATCAAAAAATCTTTCTCGCTTATCGTCATTGATTATCAATCCTGACTCAGATGCGTACCTCGGCATCAATCCTGTTTTCTGGTCTGCAAATATGGTGTCTTCAACACTAGCTGTGCGGTTTGCTTCAGCATTAGGCCCATAGTTTAAGAAAGAGTTTTGTCCTCTGGTCTCTGATGCTAATGCTCGCCTTGCTAATGGAGAATACATTCCAGCATGAGATTGGTAGGCGTTTTCTTCGCCCATTGCCCTGAATCCTACACCACCTCTACCATGCCCCATTGCATCGTGAACAAATCTAAAAATGTCATTATTTAGAGCAGGTTGACCGCCTATATTATAACCTGACTCACCCAATAAAGGATTATCTTTAGGATCAAAATTAACATCGCTTCCAAACCCAGAGCGAGTAGGAAATATTCCTAAGCGTCTATTTTGCTCAAGATCAATCAACGCTTCGTATGGGCTATTTTTATAAGGATCAACATCATTGATAAAATAAGGCTCAATTCCTCTATTTATCAAAGACTCATACTGTCCTAAAGTTTCTTCAATCATTGCATCATAAGAGCGTTTTACCTCAGGGTTTTGAGGATCGTGCCTCATCAAGTCATATTCTCTAGCTATCTGTGTAGCTCTTGGCTCATCTACAGAGACATAACGGACGATTGGCTGAGAAGGAATGCCAGAAAGTTGCGAGTAATCTTGAGCGGCGGCTGCTACTTCAGGGTTAGGGCCAACACGAACAGGGCCGCGCTCTGGGATTCTCGGCAAAGACGGAGCGCCTTCCAGCGGAGTGTCTCCAATAGTTAATGAAGGTAACTTATTAAGTTTATCCTGATTCCATATTTCGTAATGAGCGCCGCCTTCTCCGTCTGGGTAATATGCGCCGTCATAACCCATATCTATGAGTTGACCGTTTGAGTATTTATCCGTTTCATCAAAGCTGGCTAACTTTAGTTGAGAGTCATCTATTTGGCGTTGAACAATTCCACCTTCACCGGCTGCTGCTACCTCACCGATATCTGGGTTTGTGGTAAACCAAGCAGAACCGTCTGCGGATTTATCAAGATCAAAACCAAATTTATCTATTGCTTTTGCAGAATCAGAACTTGTTCCGTGGTATATGTTCCGCAAATTGCTTCTAGCTTTTTTTGCAACTTTAGAGGCTGCATCGCCAACAATAGGCACAACGCCCATCATGTTAATGCCAGTGCCAACCATGTCTCCTTGTGCATAGGCTCTTGATGCGTCCTCTAGGCCAAGAACGTCACCGACCACTGGCAAGAAATCTGCTGCTGTTTCAACGCCTCCAGCGGCATTAAGAAGACCTTGACGGTATCCACCTTCCAGACCTGTCGCATCTATTGCATCACGCATAAAGTTGCTTAAAGCTGACCTGAATGTAGGTCTGGCGTTCTGCATAGTCTGAACACGAGGAGCTACCTGCGTCCTACCTTGCAAGGAGTATTTTTTTGCTTGCTCCTGCTGCGCTATGGCGTTAAGAGCCGATGATCCTGCGCTGGGGCTGCGTTCAGCCATTCTGCATTCTCGCTATCTCAGAGTCGGACATATATCTCATGGCTCTGCGCTGAGCCTCAGCTCGCATCCTCTCGGCCTCTGCACGTTGCCTGTCGCTGATGTCAGCCATCTTCTCTTGGTTGTTGAGCTGCTCGCCTACTGCCTGTGCGCTTGTCCTGTCAATCGTAGCTCCTGCCTGCTGAGCCTTGATCTGAGTGTCCATGCGCTTAGTCTCTGCATTGAAGAAGTCTATCTGGTTTTCAGCCTGATCGCCTTGCATCTGCGTCTGGAGCTTCTGCGCTTCTAGCTGTAGCTTCATCTGCTCGTTCTGGAGCTTGGCCTGCTCTATCTGCGCTCGCAGCATTTCGGCCTGAGCCTTCATCTGCTCGGCCTGTGCCAAGACCATGTTTGGGTCTTGCTGTGGCTCGCCTTGCTGCTGCTGCGCTGCCGTCAGCTCTTCTTCGGTCATCTGGTCTTGAGGTATCAGGCCAGCAGCTATCATCTGTGAGCGTTTGCGGTCAGAGATTTGCTGAGCTGAGGCCGTAGCCACGTTGTCTAGCAGGACATCACCAGCGATCTGGAGGATGCTTGGATCGACCTTAGCAATCTCAATGATTGTTTCAATAGTCTCCTGTTGACGATTCTTGAAGCTCGCACCAGCCTTGACCTGCACATCATAGTTACCTACCGACAGGTCATTCACAGTCACCACATCGCCTGTCTGTTGGTCTATAACCTTCTGGTTGATGTCAGCAACGTCATAGGTGTTATCTTCCTTCAGCAGCCTCACAGTACGCGCTGAGTCGTATATCTCTGGGATGGCAGACACCAAGATGCGACCAGTGGCACGAATGCCAAACTCCAAGGCTTTGAAGTATTTGATCGTAGAGTTATCGCCTTTGTTCTGTAGAGCATTGATAGCAACGCCAGACTGATTCTGTGGATTGTCACCCATGTTGCTGGAGAACATACCAGAGGCGTAAGTAATCATGCCTCGCATAGCCTCAGACATTGTGCGTAGCGCTGGGTTGATCTGTGCGCCACCTTGCTGCTGAGGTACTTGCGGGTACTCAGGATCTACGTTGAAGAACTGCACTGGATCGTGGTTAGTGTTCAGCGTCTGTAATGAATCTTCATGACCAGCAGCCTGACTCATTGTCATCCAATACTTAGACCTTGGCGCAAGGCTAGTCTCTGCTACCTCACGGCTGACTGAGTAGTTCAGCACTCGCTGTGAGTCCATCAGCTTCTCTACGAGTCCCCAGAAGATCGTCTTGTTCTCAAATATCTTGTAGTTGGCAAATATAGGAATCACCGGAATCATGCTGAAGACTGTCTCTTTCTTCTCTTCAAGCCAATCACTAGCGTCAAATAACCGTGAGCAGACCGACTTCTTGACGCGCTTACGCCTGCGTACTTCTGTCACTCCAATGGATTCAAGCTCATCAGCTATCTTCTTGAAGTCATCGTCAACCTCATGAACCTGACCATTGGACATCATTGCAAGCTCACGCTCTTCCTCTTCGCAGTACAATAGCTCACCAATAACCACGACCTCAGCCTTGTCATAGTAAGCCTCACCATCACGGCCTTCATCTACTGACTCGCCAGAGCCTTCTGGGAAACGCCGGTCATACTCTTGCTTACCGATTGCGTGAAGGATAAAGCAATAGCGTGAGTCTGACTTGTCTTGCTTCTCTGCCGCAGGATCAAACCATACTCTGTCTAAGGCATTGCCAATAGGCTCAATAAACAGGTCTTGGTCAAAGCTATCCTGACTGACGTACTTATGCACAACGCGCCAAGCGCCAAAGCCAGTAGTCACCATAGTGCGAGCAGCGTGGTTGTAGACCTCGCTAGCATCAGACATAGACTCAATATTACGAACAATGCCTGAGTAGGTATTCGCTATGTCCTTGGTACTGTTGCCGCCAGCAGGAGAGACAGAGACATCAAAGGAGGCTTGGTCAATCTCCGAACAAACCTGATCAATAATCGGATTAACCATATCAAAGCTGTAGCGCGGAGACTTGGACTCTTTCGCGTTGCTGTACCAATAGGGTTCCCATTGACCATCACGCTTATCCACAAACAACGCAGCCTCGCGCCCATTGTCGCGCAGGTCTTGGTCAGCCTCCTGAGAAGCAGAAAGCAGGTTAGCCACATACTCGTGATCTTCATAGCTCGAAGAGTTATAAGTGTCCTCGCCATACTCTTTCTTAGAGTCTTTCTCGTATTCATAATCGTCTTTTTTAGCCATGCTTCCATCCTGAGAAGTTCAAAACAACCTTCTGTTGGTTTATTGCTTTAGGCGAATGCAGCGACATCATCAGCGCATCACCCATGTTCGGACTCGGCAACCGATAAGGAGGCTTTGCCATCTCTATCTTGCTGAGTATCTGTATCTTGCCAGCGTTGTTCCGTTTAAGTGGTATGCGGCATACCTCAGCGCGTAGCTGGTCTAGCACTGCTATCTCCGAGGATAGGCTGATCATGTCCTCTGGGTTCACATACTCGCCTTTGGTCACAGCTCTGTGCGTGGCCTCAAACCTGTCTCTTAGCCGCCACCAGTATTGCGCTCGCTTGTTCTTGAAGGTCTCACGGTTGGTCTTGTCTCGCTGGATGCCGCCGCTGGTGTACGGTAGCTCTGGGTCTTCAGCAGCCTCTGAGCCTTTGAACATACTGTACTTGATGCTGTTCTTGCCTGCTAGCGCCTGATCTACCTGCCGCTTGAGGCTTACCCCAAGACCGTCAGCGTCCCAAATGAAATGGTCAGCGTTAGCCTTCAGCGCCTTGTCCAGAGCCCAGTCCATGCCTTCACTTGCATCGCCTGTTACCATTTCACACACATCTAATATCACGTTGCCGTGCCTAAGCGTGAAGCCTTTGCTGTCACCGCCTTCATCCGATGGATCGTGAGAGGCTATGATCGCGCCTTCAGGCTTCCAGCCTAGCTTTACATGAGCGTCTACCGCCGACAAGAACCACTCAACAGGAATGATTGAGTCTTCGTTCTCATCATACGTCTCGCCTTCCCAGACATGAGCATAAAGAGCCGCTGACATATGCTCTTGGTCATAGGCTCGCTCTTGCTCCAAGACTTCTGGGAATGCTGGATTATCGCTATAATTCATCCAGACAATCGTATGATGCTCATCCTCATAAACGCCATCTCGCCGCAGCTCTTTCTCAAACGGCTTAACGAATCGTAGGAAGAATGGATCAGCGGCTGACCTTGGGTTAGCTGCCATCCATATCTCTGAGCCTGCCGTCCTGAGCGTAGGCGTGAGAGCCTTTAGACTGGCCTCTGAGATTGTCTGAGCTTCGTCCACAAAAACCCTGTGGAAGCCGTGGTATGACTTCACAGACTCTGGCGATCTCGCAAGCCCGATATACTTGAATGCCGTCTCATTGTTGTAACGGATCTCATTGCGCTGGATCTCAAATCCTTTTAGGTCTAGCCGCTCTATCTCGGCACAAAGCAGCGTGTGGATAGAATCGTCAATGCTGGCTTGGAACTCACGAGCGCAGAGCGTCTTGATGCCCTGCATCTGTGCTGCCTGTAAGCACAGATCACCCATCGTCATGCTCTTCCCACTGCCTCTGCCGCCGATGCAGATTTTGTATCGGGCTGGCTGCAAGAAAGGTAGCATCTTCTTGGGTATCTGCATCTTAGGCATGATTAATAGCCCATCATTCGGATTTCTTTATGTTATCTTCAGCCGGTGATCTTTCCTCTCGCGGCGGTGCTACAAACCCATGCTTTGCGGCATAGGCTAATGCGCTATCTCTAGCAGATTGCCGAATTGTTTTTACTGTCTCTAGCAACTTCTGGTCATCAATT